TTAATTATGTAAAACAATTTGAATTAAGAACCGGTGTTTAATATGCGAAAATTAAAAATTCATAGTGGCTCAGGCGCTAATTTTGAAAATGATTATGACTTAGAGGGGCGGTTAATTGGATATCGAACAATCGTTGATGGTGATATTATTTTAGAAGAAAAATATCCGATCGATATGTCGGATAGTGCTAGATCAAGATTATTTTGGAGTAATATTGACAGTCAAGGTGAATTTTTTCGTGCGTTTATTTACGAAGATGAACAAGGCGAACGAAACCCAATGGGGGCGACTAAAAAATTAGATGGTCATGAATGTATGTCGGATTATGACCTTAGTGGTAATTTAGTTAGTTATTCGGATTCGTTAGGAAATTACTTATTCCAAGAGTTCGATGCATTAAATCGATTAATTTATATTGATGATAATGAAGGTGAAGTTATTTGGTATGAGTATAGTAGCGAAGATCTAAATGAACCCAGTAATGTTTCTATTCGCAATACAACTAATGATATATTAGAATACGATAAAGATGGTAATTGTATCTATATAAAATTAGCTACTGGTTACGAAATACATAAAACATATGACGATCAAGGGAATATATTATCATATCGAAATTCAGACGGAATTGAATTCTTTAATGAATATATAGATATTTAAAATATGGGGAGCTTAGCTCCCCATATTAATTACGGCAATTCTCTTAATTCTTTCCAAGTCGGCCCAGCCGGATCAGTACAAATCTTTATATGATCTGCAGTTTTATCAAACCATAATTGACCTTTTACTACATTCGCCGGGGCGGATGATTTACAAAAATGTTCCATTATATGTAGGAAATTAGAGTTTATCATTTCGCCGTAAACGTCGGTGTCGGGACCGATTAATCCAATACTAACTTTCGCGGTATCGATACCGGGAGTTGATAATGTCGCTATTGGAGTAGTAATCGTATTATCGAAATGTCTTATATTATACGTACCCATTATTTAAATCCTTATTTTAAAAATAACTCAGCTTCTTTTGCTCGACGGACTACCAATCCTTTTAAAACGGTACCGTTAGATTTATTCCATTTTGCAAATTCTTGAGATGCGCCTATAAAATCACCAGCATTTACTTTTTTTAATAAAGTTGATGATTTTAAATTACCAACTCCGCAATTATACGCAAAACTAGTTAATGCACCTAATTGATTTTCATTTAATTGAACAGTAACTAAAGCTTTAACTTTAGCTTCGAATTCATTTAATAAATTTTCAAATAATTCGTCGGCTTGTTCTTGAGTTATATGATCATGTTCACCAACTGGTTTTTTATCAGCATAAAACGTTGAACCCCAACCTATAGTCCAGAATTTTTTATCTCTAGGCAATGATTTTGAGGTTGCGCATTCGTATGCTGCTAATTTACATCCTTCAAAGTGTTCTACTAATTGTATCGTTTCTTTATTAGCCATGACAAACCCTCTAATTACAAATATGATATTTATCTTGATTTTTACCCCAAAATCCGTTATAATTATTTGTAATTTAATAATTTGGTGTATTTAAATATGATTTGGGTTGTAATAACGTTAATGGTGATAATTATGAGTTTTTATATAACATATAATAGGGAAGATTAATGCCTACGGCTTACGTTAAAAAAATGGCTAAGAAACATAATATCTCAGTTGAAAAATCCGAAGAGCATTGGGCTAATGCTAAAAAAGCTGCTAAAAATAAAGGCGGTGAAGAAAATTGGGGTTTGGTAACTGCGATTTATAAACAAATGATAGGGGAAAGTACTTTTAGTTCTTTCGTTGATGATATTAATTCAAATGGAGATAATGAATAATGCCGCAAGCTGGATCTAGAAACGGTCATAGAAAACGCAATTACGTAGCAACTGAAAAATTAGGTTATATAGATGAGATGTGCCGGGTAACTACGTTAGCTGCTTGTATGCCTGTATTAACTGAACGTAAGTTTTGGTTTGATGTTATGCGAGGTCATCCTAGACAAAAACAATATTTAATTGAGAAAAAGAAATGATTAAAATGCCTTGGGAATTAAAACATACTCCTAATACATTAGATGAGTATATATTTAGTGATCAGGAAATGCAAGAGTATTTCCTTAGATTATCTGCAGTTCCTGATCTTTTATTAACTGGTTCTCCAGGTACTGGTAAAACATCATTAGCTAAATTATTAGTTAAGCATTTTAATATAGATGATGAAAATGTTTTGTTTATTGATGCTAGTCATGAAAATAGTGTCGATAATATTAGAACTAGAGTTAGATCTTTTGTTTCAACTAATTCCTTTTCTGGGGGATATAAGGTTGTTATTTTAGATGAAGCCGATTACTTATCTAGAGATGCGAAAGAGGTATTAAGGGGGTTAATGGTCGAATATACGATGGTTGCTAAGTTTATCCTAACTGGTAATTATCATCATATGTTTACCGAAGCTATTAAATCTAGATGTAATATCTTTAAAGTTAAACCAATTGACGTAAATGATATTAGTATGTTCGCTGCTAATATATTACTTAAAGAAAAAGTTAAATTTGATTTAGATATTTTGGATGAACACGTTGATGCCGCTTACCCAGATATTCGTAAATTAATTAAAAATTTAGAAAGATTTAGTATTGATGGTAAATTAACTAGTCCGAAAAAAGATTCGTTTGATATTATCAAATATATCGAAAATGATGATTGGAGACAATTAAGATTAGATATTATTAATATGCGAGATGTTGATTATGATGGGTTATATACATCATTATATGATAATTTACATAGATCTAAGAAGTTTAATGATATGGATTCATATGAAAATGGTATTTTAATTATAGCGGATTATTTAAGTGAAACGGCTAATCCGATGATTAGTTTTGCCGCATGTATTATTGCATTAAGTCAATTTGGAAAATAAAGGAAAGATTATGGTATCGAATGTAAAGCAAGTTTCAAATGTTGCTAATCAAAGTGATAAAAATGCATGGAATCGCAAATTTGATAATATGCAAAAATTAATTGAGCAAGTTAATGCATTAGCTGATCAAATTATGGATTTAGAAGAACAAAAGATGCCATTAATTGATGAAATTAATCAATTAAGAACTATTATGGTGCAAGAATGTATTCATCCAAAAGATATGATCATCGAGTATGATGATCATATCCATTGTAAATTTTGCGATAAAAAGTTTACAGTTAATTAACTTTAGATTATAGTTATTGAATTTGAGAAAATTGAACTACAGTTACCCGAATTCGAACATAAATTACTGTGGTGATGTGCGATGAATATCATACCCTTGACTTGCTCTAGTAGCCGTAGTAAATGTTACATAGCATGAATATGACGTATTTGGTAATCTATCTGGATGTGCATATGATTTGGAAGCAGTATGCGGATCGGCTAGACTAGATAGTAATGTAGTTTCTGTTACTCCAGTACTAAGTCCCCCTTCGTACCAATACCAAGTAATATCAGATGTAATAACATCGGTCGAATTTATAGTTAACGTTGAATTATCAAAATGGGGTGTTCCAGCTACTACATTATTAAAAGTCCAATCAAATGTTGGAATATTTGTCGCTGGTGGTGTGGGTGGAGTTGGAGCTACTACGTTAGGCCCAGGAACGTCGGCGACACCGGCAGTAGCACTATCAGCATTAGTAAGTGCGGCGCAGTTATCTGGTCTAGTATTACCGCCAGTAGCAAATATAAGCTCAGTTCCGGTTGATGAACAGAATGCACTTTTACCGCCTCGCCATGGAACTTCAGTTACGCCATACGGTGGGGCGCCCCCCGCACTCGGGCCCCTTGGGGCCCCCTGCAAACCACCTTGACCTCCAGCCCCGACTTTAATAGTATAAACCGTTCCTGGAATTACCGCGTAACCAGTATATAATGTAGCACCACCACCTCCACCGCCAGCATTAACACAAGGTCCAATAGCGCCGCCACCGCCGCCGCCGATAACACCAATATCTATTTTAGTTACTCCGGCCGGAACCGTAAATTGACCAATTAATGCATGATCATACGGATCTACGGCAGTTTTTAGACCAGAACTATTATCCCATTCAATTGCTTTATCGCCAGTAATTATTCTAGTTCCAGAAAATGTGGTTAAATCTGCAGGTGTAAATGAATATGATCCAGCGTTTATGGTAATTCTTATCAATCCACCAGTTCCATTACCGCCCCGAACTTGAGTTAACGTTTGATTCATATTATCAGTTTCTATACCACCCCCACCATTACCAATACCAGTTGCATTAATAGCAACCGCATCATATCCAGGTAATAAACCAGTACCGGCAACGCCTGCCCAGCTATATCCACCCCCACTACCCCCAGTTCCATACGTCCCATCACTTCCAGTAGCGGATAACCAATTACCCCCATTACCCCCTACTGGACTTGCGGATCCGCCCCCGCCATTACCATTATGACCGCCGGCTGCACTATATCCGCCGGTATAATTTGCAGTTCCGCCGTACCCAGCACCACCCCACGCCGCATTCGATGCTGGGATACCGCCTGGTATTACCGGTGGTCCAACAACTGCAGCTTCTACGGTAATTGCAGAACTAGTTACTGATTCGGCAGTCCCTTTATCGTCCGTATAACTTACTTTACAGGTTATTGATTGCCCAACATCGCCAGCCACTGTTGCATAATGGTCCTGAGTTTCACCAGTAATTAAGGTCGATCCGCGATACCATGCGTAAGTATAAACTGCTTGTAATAAACCATCTAAATCAACTAATGCGGATTTATTTAAGGTTAATGTATTACCGACATGAGTATCTCCAGTTAATGTTAAAACTCCAGTTGGGGCGATATTAATTGATTTTAAATCTAATTCGACTATACTTGAATTTTTCTTTAGCCATAATTTAAAACCATCATATAAAACCTGACCGGGGATCATTTTAGTTTTAATTTCAGTAATTTCATTCGTCGATTTATTAACACATAATGTATAAAAATTAGTCGATAGATTTAATACATTTTGTTGTAAAACATCACCGTATTTAAAATAATTAAAACCAATTAAATTTAAATTAGTTTCGTTATTTAAATCTTCAACATAAACATTGTACGTTAATGAATCGTCGGATTTTTTTACACTATAATCTGTCATATAAAATTACTCTTAAAATTAAACCGGAGTTGTGGCTTTTTTTGGTTTCATATATAATTTTCCATTATCATAGGAAACAAAAATATCCCATTTGGATTGATCACTCGCCCCGACATCAACAATTAATTCCGAATCTACGAGTAACGGTGTGCTCACTGGAGCTTGAATTGGATTAGCGCCAGATGTTCCAGAAACAAAAAAACTATTGGGTATAGCGGTAACACCACTAACATAGTTAGGTATATTACTACCAGTTCCAGTATGATCGACCATAACACCATCAACTAACAATATTAATGGATCCGGTGCACTATACATGTTATATGCAATTGAAATTGGAGCAGCGGTCGTTGATAAGGTAGCAATGACGAATTTAAATTGAGCATCACCCCATGCTGATGGTTGAAGTGGTGGATCGCCTGCATTTAAGACTAAAAATTCTTCGAATGTGTATTTGATTGAATAGGTACTAGCGGAATTATTAGCATCAGTAACAGTTATGGTCAATTCAGATGCTGTAGTTGGCGGATTCATATTTGGGTTCGCACCTGGTAACGATCCTTGTGACGTATAATGCAATGTTCCGTCAGGATCGATAGAAAACGTTCCTGCTTGAATATTACTAGTCGGTGTTATAGTGTAATTGTAAACCCCAGATCCACCACTAACATCAAATGGTTTAAAGGTTAAATTAATATTTGCGAATGTCTGTGTAGCGGCTGCAGACATAGTCGCGGAGAATGGATCATTCGTTATAACCGTCGGAGTACTAGTTAATGATTCAGCGGTTCCATGTAAATCAGTATATGATAATTTAACAACTAATGATTTACCTAAATCACCGAAAACTGGTGTATAACTATCAGTCGTCGAAACGACAGTACCGTCTAATTTCCATTCGTATGTATAGGTAGCTGGCGCCGGTAACCCATCAGCATCAACTAAATTAATAATAGATTTAGTTAACGCTACGCCAACTTTACTACCCTGAATAATAATTGATCCAGTCGGTAAAGTATTAACTGCGGTTATGGTTACTTCGGGACTAGTAACTGTTTCGGTAGAACCGCCTAAATCAGTATATGTAACAGTAATAGATAATTTTTTCCCACCATCCGCAAAAACCGGAGTAAATTTATCAGACGTCGCTCCACTAACAGCAACGCCATCAAGTTTCCATTGATATGTAAATGTGCTTGGTAAACCATCTGCGTCAATTAATGCTGTAAGATTTACTGTATCTTCACTATCTGCATTATGTGGGCCTGATATAGAAATATTACCAGTAGGTAATGTATTTAATGAGTGCAAATCTAATTTAACTATACTTGAATTTTTTTTAAGCCATAAGTAAACTCCGTCGTATAAAATCTGACCTGGAATCATTTTAGCTTTTAATGCATTAATTTCAGTTTGAGATTTTCCAGCACATAATGAATAAAAATTAGTACCTAAATGTAATTCATTTTGCTGCAAAACATCACCATATTTAAAATAATTATGGCCAATAAACTCTAATAGAGTGTCATTGTTTAATGATGTTTCTAAAACAGAATAGGTAGATGAGGTATCTGATTTAGTTAATGTATAATCAGTCATTTAATTCGCCTATAATATATTTGTTGATGTTAAATATTGAACCATCTCTATATCTTCCATGTCGATTGACGGTACTAAAATCTCATGCTCCATAGTAAATATCTGAAATAAATTACCAAAATGATTAAATTCGCTTTTTGGTTTTATAACAAATGAACTTATATTACCATTTAATGAATTATGAACGTAGGTCGATAATTCAGTAAAATTGAAAGTATTACCAAAATCCCAATCTCTAATATTAAAAAATTCATATATTAATGTTACAATACTGGATTTAATTTGATTATCCGTAAATGTAGCGAATGGTGATTTCACAACTAAAAATTTAGCCTGTAATTCCTGTGCCGCATATTTACCGAATATTACTTTCAACTCACCGGATTTAATAATCATTTCATCAGATATCATCTTATTAGTAATTAATTTATTATAAGATGCTCTTAATTCATGCGGTAATGGTTTGGCTGGTTTACTACCGATACCATTAATCCAATTCATGGTACTTTGATAATATCCTCTAGTTATAATAAAACAATCTATTATATTAGAACATGATGGGTTAATTTTCATATTATCAGTTGGTGTATGTTGCCATAAGAAATTTAATCCTGAGCGTCCTTGTTTGCGTGTATATAATGCTTTTGATGAATCGAGTAATGCAAAAGCTTCCGCAAACCAATTAATTTTTTTAGAATCATCTATTATAGAATATGGAGTATCGATATCTGGTCTATAAAAATAAACATAGTCTTTAATTTTAACAGTAATTGTATTATTACTACCGTTATCTATTATAGTAATCTTATTAGTATATTGTAATTTATTAATATCTCGTTCTTTCCAAACTATAGTATTATTTTCACCTAGATTCGAATTAGATGAACCTGAAACATCCCCAATAAATTCAACATCAGCTTTACCAGTTACTGGATCTACTATAGTAAATACATCATACGGTAATTCAATAGTTGGAGTTTCGACATTAAATGAATCAAATGGCATATCAAAAACTCGATCAAATAATTGATAATAAGCTTTATCTTCGAAAAATTTATCAGTATCTGGATTAATAGTTATTGTATTAGTAGTTAACTGCAAAACTTCTGCTATATCAGGAACACCATCGTTATTATTATCACTTATTGAAACATTCAATGTATTATAATCCATTTGACCAATATATTGTGTTGGTTCTCTAAATGTATTAATATTCAAAATCGATAACGAAACTTCATTAGTTAAAAATTTAGTATTATTTAATGTTCTATAGTCGGCGGCGTTCGATTTTAATATGGTTATATTATCTTGATTTGCGGCATAATTCCAGAACTTAGTCGATGGGCTATTTGCTAATATTCTAGCTATTTTATATTTAATAACCCAATTATTGCCGATAACGTCAATATGAAATAACCAATCATCGCCAGTAATTGCCTGAGGATAATATTTAGTATTATAATATATACCGAATGGTAATGTTGCCGGCGGAGCATTCATATCAGATAATGAATAAACTTCGCCCATGAAATTAAATACTATATCGTGTTGTTCGCTAGTTGCCGAACCACCAGTAAAATAACGTCTAGGTGATATATTATTAAATGCTCTATAATATAATGTATCATTATTCGATAATAATGGTTGAATATGATTAATTAAAACCGATAATGCTGAAATTTTATTCGAGACAGTTATAGTACCAATATCATATTCTGTATAAATTGATAAATCAGTCCCAAAATGATTAATATTTTGGTAAGTATCACTCGGATCATTAAATCCGGTATATTTACTTTCGCCAGCATAGGTTCTATTAATAGACGCTAATTTTAAAATAGTATTATCTTGTAATAATAATGAATTATAATCGCGAGCATTAACCATTCGATTTTGAGTATAATAAACCGATGGTGCATTTATTTTAATATGTTCTATATCTTCACTTGGTGCAGCATTTTGTATTGGTTGAACTAATGAAAATGTAAATATAGCATTTTGAACATTACCTTTACCATCTAAATATGCAAAATTAGATGAGACTTCACTGATCGCATTCATTGGGATAGGAATTGGATCCGGATCTGAAGTTCGATACCAAATATCGAATATACCATTAGGTATATTAGCAAAATCACCATCACCAAATAAAATCGATATTTGGTCATTATCTAAAGTATTAATTTCGTATTTGTTTTTATTTGGATTATTACTAAAAATAATATTTTGTTCATTGATCGTATCGACTGCTTCCCAAGCGATTGAATCGGTCGAAGTAATTTGATTAACCCAAACATCAGTATTATTAATATTTTTTACATTTATATTAAATGATTGATGTGGGGTTATACCGTCAAATGAATCGGTTCTAGTTCTTTTTAATATACCTTGTTTAGTTAACATAAAAAAGCCGGTATAATTAGATGAATTACCTAATCCATCAGAACCATATAATATATTAAAATTTTGATTATTATTTGTCGTTATGATTTTTGGTCTTTGTTCGATTGGACCATCCGTTGTTAATTCAACTGATGTTAATTCCATATCAATTGATTTATTTTGAACTTGTGTTTTATATTGTATTACACTATTTTCAAACGGCATATTATTAATTGAATATAGTTCAAATATTTGATCAAATACTTGGACTCGATCGCTAGGTAAAACATCACCAAACGAACGTAATAATGTAGCGTTAATTACGGCAAAGAATTGTGATTGCCAATTAACATTATTAGAATCATTCCATATAATTTTACTATTTGCTAAATTATTACCATTTAAATCATAAACCCGTTCTGATGTAGAAATTGATGTTATTTTTACTAAACCAGAACCTGGAATATTTCTCGACGGATTATATGAAATAAATTTAGCTAATTTAAGAACCGAATCTTTACGCTGTGCAGTTGATAACAAATTTTCATTCGCTACCATATCTAATCGATAAGCACTTAATTCGCAGACGTAGGCAAATGCCTCTAAAATCATTACAAATTCGTCGGTTTCAATCCAGTTATTAAATTCAGGATGTGTTAGACGAAAGTAATCTATAAGTGATTGTTTTACGGTTGCATAATCAAAGCCGGTAAAATTTATAAATTTACTTGCCTGATATATTGTATCCCAAGATTCCGCTTTAGATAACTGAATTGCCATATATGTCTTTTCTGAAATAAGGGTAAGTTTATAATAAGAGATATTTATGGGAGTTTGTTATCCTCAATAAATACAACTATTACATTTCTCGGTAATTAAACTTATGGCTTATACACTTAAAATCGATGCGGCCGGTAATTCGTTTACTGTTGATGCTGCCAATAACACTACTAGTACACCATTTACTTTATATCCACAAGGAAATGGAGTTGAGTATGGCGAAGGGTTTCAAAATAATTTAGTTCATGTATTAGAGAACTTTGCCGGTCCAACAGAACCAGCTATTAAAATCCCAGGATTGATGTGGTATAATACTGCTATTACACCACCTAGATTACAATTGTGGACTACCGGCAATGAATGGAAAATGGTTACTCTTATATAATATTAACTTACGAATTCAATATTAAAATTCATATTTTTTGTAACATTGAGTTCTATATAAAATAAACTCAATGTTACAGTTAATGCATTATGATCGTAATCCGCGTTAACATCAATAGAATTTAGTGATACTCTGGGGTCGTAAGCAACAACAGCTTCTAATTCGCTTCTGCATTGGTCTATAGTTTCTTGATCTAATGGCTCGAAAACTAAATACGGAATATTAGTTCCAAATTTAGGCATCATTATTCGCTCGCCTTTTCTCGTAAAAATATGATTTAATATATTACGTTCAACTAATTTAATATCAGTTAAAACAAAGGTATTATTACCGTCGTTTTCTTTAGCCATAAACGTATCAATAATCGGAGCTATTTTTTTAGTTCCATCTAATTGTTTAGCGGCGAATGAACCAGTAGTTTTAAAGCCTAATTTATAATCAATAGACGAAAATCCTTTATATAACGCCATCTTTATCTTCTCCAATATTTACTGCGAGGTGAATTATCTTTTCCTATTTGTGGATCATCGTATTTATATTTTTGAGTTTTATCAGTATCACTCATATTATCAGATCTAGCCCAAGGTTCATGCTTCGGTATTCTAGTTGGAAATGCGGCTATTTTAGCAGTCTTTGGAGTCGGTTTAGCATCCATCGTATTTGCATTTGCCATATCTGAAATTTTTTCTGGAGCCATACATGATAATGCAGTATTCGCCATTTCCGGTGACATATTCGACATAATATTACCCATTTCCAATCCGGGAATATTATTTAATGCATCGCCTAAACCAGGTAATGGAACATTAGAAAGCATGTCAGTTACATTATTTAATGGTAATTTTGATAATAATCCACTCATATCATTAATTGGTAATTTTGACATTAAATTACCGAAATCCGCACCATTTAATTTAGATAAAATACCATTAACATCAGGAATACCGTCTAATACTTTACTAATATCACCACCGGGTAAATTATTAAACATATTACCTAAACTACCACCACTAATATCAGATAAGAATTTTTCTGTATTTGGGAATTGATCTAACATATGTGTTAAATCGCCGCCGGGTAATTTTCCTAATAAATCACCGACATGATGATCGGCTAAACCATCAAATAAGGTATGTGCATCTGGTATAGCTTTGAGTAATTGACCGGATTGCAATCCTGGTATATTAGTTAATATATCTCCGCATATATGTTTAGGTGCATCTAATAATACATTCGCTGCATGAACACCTGGAATATTATTTAAAACATGACCTAAATCCGCACCAGACATAAAATCATGTATTGGAGCATTAGTTATTTTAGATAATTGAGATGATATACTACTAATATCAACTCTGGGAATTGTACTTTTAATATCGGATACTTTAGCATTTGGAAAATCTGGTAATGTATCTAATATATGAGTTGATAACCCGGACATCGCATTTGGAATAACGCCGGATGGTAATTGATGCATTACGTTATTAATTTGCTTAATTGGTAAGGTCGATAACATACTACCAATATGAGTATCTGGCATTTGCGATAATACGTGGCTAATATTATCAATTGGTAGTCGATTTAAACAATCCCCGACGACATTATGTGATAAATTAGTTAAAGTTCCGTTAATATTAGGTAAGCTATTTAAAACCTCAGGTAATAAATTATTAGAAACTTTACCTAAAACATTACCTAAATTACCACTAGCTAATGCATGAATAGTAGTTCCCATATTAGGTAGTTTATTTAATATAGTATCCATATGCAAATTAGATATATTATTCATAACGCCACCTAAATCTAAGCTAGGTAGCTTATTCATAATACCACCTAAATCAATATTAGGTAGTTTATTTAATAGATTACCGACGTCTGGTAATTTCGATAATAATCCACCTACATCTGGCATTTTATTTAATATACCACCAATATCAGGTAACCCACCCATAATATTACTAATATCCGGAATATCTGGTAACATATGAGCTATATCGGGTAAAACATTACCTAAATCTGGCATATTAGCTAAAACATCACCAATATTATCAGATATGCTATTCATAATTCCACTCATATCTGGTAATTGATGCATTACGGTATCCATAATATTCGGCATTGAATTCATAACGCTATTTAATTGACCCATCGCGGCTGTAAATTCAGTTGATAATGCGCCACCAACTTCGCCGGCTAATGAACTTAATTCGCCCGTTACATCATTAATAGCGGTCCCTAGTTCGCCCATTACATCACCTAAGGCTCCACTAACTTCACCCATTACTCCACCGATAGTATCAGTAACTGCACCCATTGCATCGCCTAATGCACCCATAGCCTCGCCTAATGCCCCACCGATTTCTCCAGCTACTTCTCCTACGGCAGATCCGACTTCACCTAATGCACCACTAATTGCTGCACCTACACCACTTAATGCCCCACCTACCGGGTTTGGTTCAACGCCCGTTAATATAGCTGGTGATGCGACGGTTACTAAAGCGCCAGTTACATTAGTCATTTTACCGGCTAAGTTTAATGCGCTTTTACTAGATACGCTAGCGGTTCCACCTGACATACTTAACATACCCATACCAGATACACTAGTCATAGCGCCAGACATACTCATCATGCCTTTACCACTAACACTAGTCATCAAACTAGAAACACTTGCAGTTCGATCACCGGATACACTAGTTGATTCGCCGGTAATACCCATAGATTTTTGAGCGCTAATACCGCAAGTTTTTGACCCGACTGAATAATTATCCGAAGCTGATGATGTTATATTGGTTGCATTTTTATTAATATCTTTTGCTGCGGTTAAATTTAAATTATTTTCTGCATTTAAATGAATATCTTTTGCGTTTAATCTAATTGAATTAGCTGCATGCAAATTAATATCTTTATCCGAATTAATTGATATAGTTTGCGTTCCGAATATATCTATTGTTCCGTCTTGATCTAATTCTATCCAACTATTACCTTCCGCAGTATTAATATAAATTCGTTCATTAGTATCATCGAATATAACTTGATGACCACTACTAGTTCTTAATCTAACGCGACAATTATCTTGACTATCGTCAAATGATAATGCATGAAATCCTGGAGTCGTCAATGAATATATTTGACTATCATAATTAGCATCGGTCGCACTATTTTTTAAATTAGGTTGCAATCTAGATTTTTTATAACCGGAAGTTGAATCTTTTTGTTTTGATGGAGTTGTTTGATTATCTATATGATCCTGAGTTAAACCAGTTACACTAACGTCAGCAGCTCGAGATTTAAACTCATGTTTGCCTTTATCATCACCAAACGCCTTTTTAAGATTATCATATAATGGTTGAATTGGTTGTTCTTCTGATGAATAGGGCCCATCATTACCATCTTCGCCGATAAATCTACCGTGGGGCATAGTATGTTCTGCATTAACTGGAGGCATACACCCAATATAAACGCGTCGGGTTGGATCACCACCTAAACACATTACCGCAACTATGGCGCCTACTTTAGGAGTAGCCCAAAATCCATAAGCGACACCACCTTTCGTTTTATGATCTCCAGAACCTCTAGTCATTTCATCTGAGTTAACTAAACCACCAAATGGACTAATATATCGACACCAAGGTAAATTTTCATAATCAGTACTCGGTAAATCGCCGTAATCTTGGCAATATACTTTTATACGGCCTCTATTTTGTGGATCATTGGTATCAACTACAGAACCTTCTACAATCGTGGTATATGGGTTAGATGCGCCTGAATACATGTGGGTTATCCTAAAGTGTTAATTGTGTTGAATATTTTGTATAATCGAATATAAATGGAGTTTTACATACAAAATATAATTTTATAAAATTAAGTTTACCTAATTTAATAGGGGTATGTTGATGTGCGAAATTAGGCGAGCTCGGAAATATTAATAAATTACCAATTCCTGGTTTAATTATTGTTTTATAATTCTTAAATATTAATTCACCACCATAAACTTCGGTTTCTAAATCAAATGGTGGTATATTATTATAATCATTTAATGTAATATAACAAGTAAAATCATAATTATTTTTGCGAATCCATTTATATTGATAATAACTATTATCGCATATTATTTTATTACTGGGTGATAATATAATAGGTGGTATTATATTATCAATAGTAACATTATAATAATCATTAATTATTGGAATTAATTGTTGAGCTTTTGATGTGACGAAATCTAAAACGGTTTCACTACTGCATTTTAATGGCGATATAAATCCATCTATCGTTATAATAGGTGATTTTTGCATTGGTCGATAAACTCCTTAAGATTAGGATCGATTTTGCAATTTAATTTATCAATTAAGTTCATTCCAATTAAAAATGGTTCTAAATTAGACCGATCATTTAAATTAACTTGGATATCAACTGTATCATTGTTAATTTTACACGTTAATTGAACAACTGGTCTTTCTTCAACTCCACCATCAGCTGTTTGAATTTGTTGTTTACTTACCATTTTTAATTTATATGATCTATTATTAAAAGCAAAGGTAACAAACTCATCATCGATTTGAATATTTTTTGCATCTAAACTGCAGCATGCCGCCCCGGTATCAACTTTCCCATTAATTAATTTACCGTTATTAATACCGATAAGTTCAACATTAACATATGATCCGATAGTTGATTCTAATACAAACGAATTACTAGATTGATATTTACCATCAATATAATCATGAGTAACACAATAAGTGATATTATCATGTTCATATATAGAAAAAACTGGAATATTATTATCAAAATCTTCTAATGTTGGGATGTAAGTATATAATAAGGTAGAGCCATCTTTAATATATTGTTCTTGTTCAGTTTTTGGTTGGTCTTGTTCTAATATTAAATTTGTCATAGGTATTGTAATAGGCCAATAAATAGTATATTTATATGCATTTTTGCGGGTATTCCAAAAAACATTAAGGTGATAGGATGATTTTTTCAGAATTTTTAAGAGAAGATGGGGAGGCGGGTTGTGTATCAGCTGGTAATGTTGCTGGAACCCGAGGTTCGCTATTCGGTATGATAACTCGAGATGGTAGTGCCGCCAAAAAGGGCAAAAAAAGAAGATTAAAAACATTTTTTGAATCAGTTGTTAAATCTGATGAGTTCAGTGCTGAAGATGTATTATCAAAATTAAATGGCGCGGAAAAAGAAAATAAATTAAAAGATAACTCTATTGCTTATGGTATCGAAGACGCCGAAGGTAATATTACTAAAGTTTATATCGATAAAGAACAAGACGAAGCTTTTAAAAGAGCATTAGGTGAGTATTTAGATGATGATCAAACTTTAGATGTTGCTGAAATTTTATTTAATTTACGCAATTCATTTAATATCTTATTCGTCGAATGGCCTAAATTACCAGAAGATGAAGAAGTTGATAATAAATTAGATAACCCAGAAGGTGCACCAGAAGGTGACGAAGGTGAAATGCCTCCCGAGGGTGAACCTGGAACAGAAGGTGATATTAAACCAGATGATAATACTCCTCAAGAAATTGGTCAACCAGAAGATAGCTCAAGTTTATTATTAAAAGTTATTGATATGTTAAAAGCAGACGCTGATGCTAAAACGGCGGAGTCTAATGCGAAAGCTAAAGAAGCGGAAGCTGAGCAAGCGAAATTATCTATTCAAATGTCTAATATTAAAGTTAAGAATGAAGAAGATATGTTGCGGGCAGAAGAACATTTTAAAAAACAAAACGATGATAAAAAAGAACAAGAACGTGTTGCTAAATTAGCAAAATACAGAAGTGAAATAAACAATAATGCTACTTACGAGGGAGCCATGTCAATTTTAGATTTTATGCATTCTGATTTAAAAGATATTAATGAAGATATTAATGATGATGAATTACGTATTCAAACTCAAATCGCAGATTTAAATGTTCGTAAAAATCGTGCTATGAAAGTTTATGATGATCAAGTTAAAAGATTACAAAATCAACTTTTAAATATTAATAAGCAACAACAATCAGCTGGCGGAAGACCACAAGGTAATCCACAACAACAGCAAGGTCAACCACAACAACAACCGCAGGGACAACCACCCCGTTAATTTGTTTTAGCTGCCGGTGGTTGTCTATTATCAGTTGGTTTAATAGGTGGGGTGAGTTCAGCTTGTTTCTCGTCCCACCAAGTTTTTATAATCTTCGCCACTTCATCAAATGAGTTATTGAATTTTTTAATAGCCATATTCGCATCATTTTGTTTAATATCACCCAATAATTCAATCATTTTAGCTATTTGATCATCTCCAGCATTTGCTATTACCTCACTAGGTATAACCGCATTTTGCCGTCCAGTTTCAGTTGGTATTGTTTCAGTGGTACCACTATTATATGGTTTATATCCAGAACCGCCAGTCGCATGTCGTTGTGTTTTGGTTGGTGATTCTGCATCACCCCCGGGTAATGACATACTCTTAGAACCTTTACCCTCAGATAAGTATTCGGATGCTAAATATCCACCACCGACTAAAATAGCGGCAATCGCTGCAACCACACCACCAACAGCTAACGCACCAACTACACCTTCAGCAACAGCAGCCCCACCTGCGCCCATCATCATTCTAGTTAATAATGCAGTCCCACCAATATTTAATGCAGTATTCGCTGCACTAGAAACCGTACTACCACCTAATGTATCAGTCCATGCTTTTAATGTTGCATTCGCACTAGCAATACGCTCTATAAAAGTTTGTTGATTCTGCAAACTCATATCAGTTAATAATGGTATTAATTTTTTTTGTTCTTCCGGTATATTCATACCCGGCGAAGCAATTGGTGATTTTTTTGCAGTCGATAATGTACCACCGATTGCTTCACCTGCTATTTGAAATGCTTCTGGTAATTTAGATTTAAATTCATCCATTAATCTATTTAAATTACCAATTTGTTTAGCATCGACTCCAGACACATATCCTGATGAATCTCGTTTTGATTGAGTATACTCTGCTTTAGCTAATTCAATTTTTCGAATTAACTCGCGCATAAAATTCATTTCGTCTTCGGTTGCTAATTCTGGACCTTTTCCTGCAATTTCTGCCGCGCGGCGTTTATCAGCTGATGTTATGTCTTGTAATTCGCCGGCATGTTGTAATATACCGATTAAATTCATCATGCCGCCGGTAGCTTCTGCGCTTTGTTGGGGCGTCATTATTTTAGAACCGATAGCCATCGCTTCAGCGAATTGCTGAGCAGCTTCATCAGACATTTTTAAACTTTTTGCGTATGCGAAATGTGATGCTATTTCTTCAACTTTCTTTTTAGCTAATTTATCATCTAATCCAGCTAACATCCGTTGTGCATTAGTCGTTTTAACAATAGCTGATGTAGCGGCTTGTTGGGCTTTTGGATCAGCACCAAACATATAATTATTCGCTTGAATACTTCTTTGATAATTTCTTATATCTTGCTCATTCATTGCACCGCCGATGGCTTGATTAATCTGCTCCATCTGCAATGATGCTTCTAATATATCTTTCGGTAGTGGTCCTAATATTTGTTCCCAAACGTCTCGTTGGCTAGCTAATTTAGCTTTAAATGCTTCATTTCCACCAGCTGCTAATGCAGTTGATCTGTTTTCTTGCATTAGTTTAAAGTAATCGGGTTCACCAATTTGCATATCACTCATAAAACCGCGATCAACTCCACCAACAAATCGACTTTGACCGACGGCTCTACCTTGAATATATGATATATTTTCTTCAAAGAATTTTTTAATCGCTGGTATTAAATTCGCGGCTATTTGGCCTTTAAATCCGGCTATTACATCACCTCGATCTCTACCGTCAGAAGTGGTACCAGTTCGGCGAACATCTGCCATATCCGCAATAAAATTACTAAATATACCACCTTGTTCTCTTAAATTTCTAGATAAAATAGAACTAAATGTTTTATTATGCTTCGCAAATGCATCCGATGTTTTAATTAAACCATGTTGTATTTGATTACTAACTTCTTCTAATCGCTCTAATACTCCATTACTAATGGGGCCTGCCGAACCATCACTATTAAATTGATGCAATTTTTCACATAATTCTTCGATTTCCGGCGTAATTAATTTCATACTAGCAGCAAACGCTACATAATTTTCTAATTTAACCGCATTTGCTTCGTTAATATATCCGCCACTAAGGATTAATTCTTTCATAGTAGCTTCGTGCAAATCACCGTATCGTCTTAATTTTACAATACCCTCATCTAAACCATTAAATGATAAACCAAGACTTTGCATGTGTTTAGTAAATTCAGATGAAAATTCAGAATTCATCTTATCCCAGTTATAAAATACCCCTTTAGCAGTATCAGTTAATTCATCTAATATTTTAGTTAATGATTTATTTGATAATTCGGCTTGATCTATTAATCGTTTACTTATTTCTAATTGAGTAGTTCCTAATAGATTAGCTAAAGTATTACGCATTTCAACCATTGATTGAGTAATTTGCCGCTCTAATTCTTGTATAACCGTTTGATCTACTCTATTACCGGTATTTAAAAAGTTAGTCATCGGATTAGCTGAAACATCATTGATTGTTCCGGCTGTTTGGCCTGCAGCTAAGTATTTTTCAGCGGCTTCTTTTGTTACGTTATTTAAAACGCCGGCATTATCTTTTAATGCGTCTATTAAGTTAGCAATCGATTGATCAAAAATAACAAATCGCTGATCGCTGTTTAATTTAGCTATCGCATCATTAGAATCCATCCCAGCATCATTTAATTGGCGTAATGATCGTTTGTAACTATTATAAAAATCAGTTATATTTTTATATTGACTAGATAATGATTGAGTTAAATCAACATTATGTAAATCTTTTGCCATTTTTTCTAATGCATTAGTTGCATCATCGAAAACTTTATTATATTTGGTTTGATTTTCTTTTGCATCTCTTAATAAAATTGATGCCGCTTGTCTAGTTGCAAAATCTGCTGCTGATATACTACCAAGTATGGATGCATTTGCTTCCATTGTGGCTTTAGTCGTATTATTAAATTGTGTTTCGATATCTTTAAATGCAGTCGACATAATATTCGCTGATTTACCCATATCGACAAAACGTTTAACTATATTATAATTTTCGTTAGTTATTAAACCGGCACTAGCATTTAAAGATTTAACTAATGTTGCTTGAGCATCAGTAAACTTTTTTAATGTTATAATATTTTCTAATGGGTTTAATGATTTTTTAAAATAAGCACTTGATGATGCAGCTGCTTTTTGAAATTCTTCTGATGCAGCTCTTAATGATCTAATAGCATTAAGTGAATATTGTGTAAATTTAGATGAATTTTTATCTAATGATTTTGATAATGTATCTGTACTTCTCGCCGCAATTTGTTGCTGTTTATTAACTTCTTTTATCTGAGCTTTAAGATTATCTAATGCAGAAAATGTTTCTTTGGCGCTTTTACTAGCTCCTCTCATGCGAGTATTAAACTCGGCAACTTCTGCCACTGCATCTGCAGTAATTGATGCTACTGAACTTTGTTGTCTAGCGGCTTCATATAAAAATTGCGTAAATAGGGAGGTTGCGTCTTGAGCTGCCATTAAATATCACCTAATCAAAATTAACTTATTACATATTTATTTGGCTAAATATATCTATTCCATAATGGGTAAGATAAATATATAATTATATTTTTTACCCTACTATAATACCAATTAGGAGTTAACCAAATGACTGAAAAATTAGCTGAAATGCTTGATGCAGTATTAAAAAAAGATGATGCATTAGCTGAAAGTGCATTCCATGATTATTTGACTGGTAAATTCAAACAAATCATCGAAGAAGATGAAGACGAAGACGAAGACAAATATTCAGATGAAGAAGGCGAATCATCAGAAGAAGATGATGAAGATGCTGAATATTCAGATGAAGATGAAGATAAAGAAGAAGATGAAGATGACGATGAGAATTATGAAGATCGTGAATATTCAGATGAAGATGATTTTGATGCAGACAACGAAGACGACGATTCAATCGAAGACGAAGACGAAGAATGCATGAGATAATAACTAAATATTTAAATATTTAGTTAGATAAAAAGCCGATTTTTAATCGGCTTTTTCTTTTTACGGGAATAAATAATTCGATATTGTTGCGGTACTAACTGAGGGATCAAAATAATGTCGAAAACTACGAAACGCGTTAAACGAGATCAACAACCAAATGAATTGTTGGAATTAGAACCAAAGGAAATTGTAACATTAACAAATACTCAACATCGGTATTTGAATTCAATTAAACACAACATTTTAACCTTTGGGGTTGGTGTTGCTGGTACTGGTAAATCTTATGTCGCATTATCTTATGCGGCCGAGCAGTTAAAAGCAAAACGTATTTCGAAAATTATTATTACTCGACCTATAGTAGAAGCGGGTGAAAAATTAGGGCATCTTCCTGGCGAATTAGAGGAAAAAATTGCACCGTATTTTGATCCGATTATATCGATATTAAATAAACGATTAGGCCAATCATTTACCGAATATCTTATTAAGCGCAAAATCATCGAAGCTAAACCATTGGCTTATCTTCGTGGTTCTACATTTGAAGATGCTATTGTTATATTAGATGAAGCACAAAATACAACTCCAGCTCAAATGAAAATGTTTTTGACTCGCATTGGGGAAAATTGCAAAGTAATTATTGATGGTGATGTTGTTCAATCTGATATAAAAGGTGAATCGGGCTTAGCTGACGCATTAACTAGATTAAAATCAGTTAATAACGTCGGATGGGTTAATTTTACAATCGACGATGTTGTTCGTTCTGGTATTTGTAAAGATATCTTAATCGCTTATTCTCAGTAACAATAATGGGGGCTTTTAGCCCCCATTTTTCTGCTTATTTTTTTACAAATAAACTACTATCCAACCATTTTTTAATTTCAGTCACTAAATATTTTTGAGCTGATTGATCTTCTTGTACTGATTCAGCTAGTGTTAAAATACGACGACCTTTAACTGATTCATCTAATGATTCATAAATTGATGTTGGATATGCGCTTGCGCAGCTTGGTGTTCCAACTATATCAACCGTAATTAAATTAAATCCACTTACTATACCTTGCTCGTTTACTTCTCCTGCACCACGGCTACTTACGCCAGGTTTAACACCACTTTCAGTAATTAAAACTTTAGCGATTTGGCCCATTGGAGTATTTAGAATTTTAGCTTTACCATAAACATTATTACCTTCAACTCGTAATTCTTGTATTACATGGCTTACTCGATCGCTAGCTACTTGTAATGATGGTGGGTGATCTAATTCACCCCAAACACCGCCGGTTTGTTTAATTTGTTCAGTTAATCTAGCAACGGCATTTTGCATTTCAGTAATTGGATAAATTCTACCGTTTCTGTTTTTTGTTTCTGCTTGCATAAAGCAACCAGATAAGTATAAATTTTTACCTTCGGTATCTACGACTGATTCTTGGATCAAATTACCCTGATCGTAGGTCAAAGTCTCAACTAAAAATTGTGTTTTCATTTTGTACGTCATCCGTTAAATATTAGAATATCCAAATATTTATCAACGAATCTACTGATAAATATCATAATTCATATATTTTAATAGGTATCACGCAATGGAATTAGATCGCATTTTACAATTGGCTGGATTACTATCCGAAAGTCAATTGTTACTCGAAGCAAAAGAAGATGATATTAATAATGATAAAAGTATCAGCTTACCAGTTTGGCAAAAATACCAATCTGAAGCTAAACGTTTACCCGAAGGATTAGGTGCAGAAAATTTACAAACTTCATTAGAAGTTATTAAATGGATTGGTTTGCATATGGTTACTCCGGCAACTAAAGCAAAATACTTAAAACGTATTTGCCAATGGTATGCTCAGCCTAATAGCTTCTCATTAAATCAATTTAAAGCAGTTAAAGAGGAATTAGCTTATTTTGAAACTCATTCAGCTAATTTACCGCAAAATGATATTAATAACCCAGCATATAATGATTTTCATGAGTTTACTCACATATTAGATCAATTTGCTAAAACTTCAACCGCAAAATCATCATTAACTCGTATAGTTAATAAAGGTGGGTTTGGCGCTTACGGTCAAGTTATTATTAATGATCCACATCACGAAGGCTTTTATGCCGTTAAATTAGGTAGTAAACAACAATCGATTCAATTCGGCCAAACATTCTTACGTCCTTTTGATTCTGAAGGTAAAGTAAAATGGTGTACTGCGGTCGATAGTAGTGATAATTTGTTTGATAGTTATAATTCAGGTGGTGAGAATGACGTTATCGTTATTTGGGCCGGTAAAAGTGCCAGTTCGAATCCAACTAGTACATCAGTTCGTAAATTTTGTATCATTGTTGCTAAAAACGAATTCCAAAACGAAAAGAATGAAAATATTATTAAAGTCCCCGGCGATATTACATACTTAAGTCAATTTGAAGGTTATAAAGATCTTTTAAATATATTAATTAAAAAGCATTATCATGTTGACGGCGAAGAAGGTGTTCGTGAATCATTCGGCGAATTTTCTTTCTTATCAACACTCGATGATTCAATTACATCAACTGTAATTATTAATGAATCATCTGATTTATCATACGAAGAAAAACTTAAATTAGTTGCAGAACGTATTATGAATGAAGCTTGTATGGGGAAATCAAAATCTAAAGCTAAATCGAAAGCTAAAAAAGCAAGCAAAGACTATGACGGCGATGGTAAAATTGAATCAGGAACTGATGAATATAAAGGTTCAGTTGATAAAGCGATCAAAAAAGCCAAAAAAGAAAAATGGGTTCCTAAATGGCAGGAAGATTTAAATAAAGAAAAAGCCAAAAAAAAATCTAAAAAATAAAAACAAAAGGGGCTTAAAAAGCCCCTTTTTTATATTCTGCGTTTATTTAATGTCGATATTTCATCGTCAGTTAATGGATGGATCAAACTAAGTAAATCATCAAGTTCTGATTTTGTCATGTCAGCCCCAAAATAATGATAAGATAATATATTTTTAGTTTGGGTTATTACCCACATCGTAAATTTATCTAATAATTCCCAATCAATAGGATATGAATTGCAAGCATACCGATAATCTCTAGGTGACATAGTAATATAAACATCGGGTTCGTTTTTATCTGGTATATATTTAATCGGTAATCCATTACAATCTTTAGTATAAATCGTTATAATTCCGGGAAGTCCGGTTTTGGTGGCGGTTAAACAAAGTTTATTATCTATACTCATTATCTATCCTTAAATAACATTAATAATAAAAAAAACCTCAACTAACACATATATTTAACTTAACTAATCATTTTATATTTCTAGCTCGGCTAGTTCTTTTTTATACATTTTAATACAATTAGTTTTTTCTAATGCTTGTATATCTTTTTCAATTCTTTCTATATTTTTATCTAGCTTAAATATATCATCTTTCGTTAAATGATACAAGCGTATATCTAACAAATCATTAATATGATTAAAATTATTTTCAGTTAATAATTGTTCTAATTCTTTTTTACTTTTACTTGAAAATAACTTACTATTTTCAATATACCAATTAATAAATCTACGCTTTTCCGATAACCAAACTAATTCTTCGTTTAGTATTTCTAATAATTTAATTCTACGTTCTTCGTATTTCTCTAATCTAAATGCGACAAAATAATCAATAATATCCTGAACTTGTTTAAAAACTTTAATAAAGCCATCTTCCGTCCACGCAGTTAAATTTTGGGTATCCTTACCTATTAATTTAAATTTAGTTAATATTGCGTCATGCGGTAATTGAGTCGTTGTTCTAGGAACATTAAAAATATAATCGAATGATGATTCAGTTGACCTATCATCTACGTCTTTAATAAGACCTTGTTCCTGTAATTTAATACAGTGGGCTTTATAATCATCTTGATAAATGCCGATAGGTAATTCAGTAACTCTAATGGTCGTTGAATTTACTATTTCATAAACGCCTATATTTAAAACTTGATCACCATTCATACTAATGGTTCCTTTAAAACCATTATACCAAGGCATTAATTGCTGCGGTTCTTTGCCCGATAACAAAGCTAATATATTTTCTTTTAATTCTATTGGATTATATTTTAATATATGAGTCGCATAACCAGTTCCCATACCTCGCGCCCCATTTATTAATATATTTGGTAATATAGGTAAATAATAATCGGGTTCGATTGATTGCCCATCAGAATCTAAATGATTTAAAATAATATCATCTTCTTTTTTAAATATTTTTCTAAAATTATCAGTAAATTCAGTAAAAATATAACGAGGAGCCGATGACTCACTAGATAACCGGCTTCCGAATTGGCCATTTGGTTTAAAATAATTAATATTATTACTACCAGTATAATTCTGCGCTAAACCTACTATAGTCTCGTTTAAACTGGCTTCGCCGTGATGGTAATCACTTACTTGGGATATATACCCAGAAACCTGAGCTACCTTAATTTCGCCCGCATTTTCACCACGTTTAATCATTCCGAAGATACATTTTCGTTGCGATGGTTTAAATCCATCAACGACTGAGGGAATAGAACGTATACAATCAGCAATAGAAAATTGCTTGAATTCATTATCAAAAAAATCTTTAACTTTCATCCGCTCTTTTTTCCTCTATTTGCTGTAAAAATTCGAGCAATTTATTATAATCGTCTTGTTCAAAATATGACATATCTCTAGCAACGTCATTTAAACACCCTAAAACATTATAACGCATAATTGCGCCAGATGTAAAGGTTAATGATATAGTCCCATTATCATTAACCGAATACGATCTAATATTATTAGTCCTAAATAAAACCGGATTCATTAATAATGAATACCGCTTCGATGTAAAATGATTCATCTTATCTCCAACGATTACCGTAATATTGATAATGATGTTCATGTCTATGTATCGGGGTTGGTATATAATAATTATGATGATATTCAGTATAATTATTATAACCAGTATAACCCGGATGTGGATAATATGTCGCACAACCACTTAATAAACCACACAATAATATAATTTTTTTCATAATGTTACCTATTCGTCAGTGCCTAAAATGTTTAACCAATTTTTACGTTCGCCAGTTTTACCATTATCTTTACTAAATGCTAATTTAATCGCGTCCGCATCCGTTACATCGTCAATCTCATACTTAATTAAATTCTTATCGAAATTAGCTAAGTAAGTTTTAAAATCCGCTGCTGTACTAGTACCTAACCCCTTAAAATATTTCGATGTATATTTTTTAGTAGTTTTATTTTTCCATTTAATAAAATCTTGTTCTTCATAAAATTCAATTAACTCCTTACCGCAAGTTACTTTAATTAACGGCGTTTTAAATCTATGGATAACACCTAAATCAAATAACTCAGGCCAAAATGTATGGATCATATTAATTAATAAACCGTTAATATGCAATCCATCTAAATCTTGATCGGTTAAAAAACATATTTTACCGTAACGCAATTGCTTTACATCAGTTATCTTTTCTCCGATTTTTAATCCAGTTATTGTTAATATATTCTGAAATTCTTCATTATCCATTAAATTTCTAGGTTTAACGGTACTTACATTAACTGGCTTACCTTTTAATGGAAAAATACCGTGCAATTGTGGGTCTCTAGCACTACTAACAGCCTTGGCTGCAGAATCTCCCTCAGTTAAAAATAAAATACATTTAGATCTATCTTTCTTTTCTAATGCATCATTTAATTTAATAATCTTACTAGGATCAACTTTATCCGTATTTTTATTTAATTTTCGCATTTCTGCTAATAAATTAGCATTTGCTTTCGCTTCGGCCCAATCTAATATACTTTGAACAATAGATGACTTAATAATATTTTTAATAAACTTATCAGAAACTTCAAATGATGTTCCGAAATTTTTAATTTCAGTTATCATATCTTCTTTAGTCTGACTTGAATATCTAGGTTTAATAATATTACAATTAATAAACAAATTTAAATGATTTTTAATCTCACTCGGTTTTATCTGAATCTTATGCTTCTTTTCAATAAACTCACGCAACTTAACTATAATTTGATCCGCTATATAACTAACATGTAACCCACCGATAGTAGTTTCTGTACTATTTACAAATGAAACATGAGAAAATCCACCATCTGATTTGCTAATACCTACTTTCCAATTATCATTTTGATCGTAGATATATTCATCTACGTACATCTTAATATAATCTTCGAAATTTTTAATATCTATTTTTTTATCATTAAAATAAATCTTTAATTGAGGATTACATCCAGCAACATCATAAACCCGTTTTTCTATTTTACGAAAATCGCCGTCGGATAAATTTTCTAAATTTAATTTAGGATAATCTGGAATAAAAGTAATTTTAGTATAATGCTCTTTACTTTTCTTTATAATCGGAGTAGTCTTATCCCGACTATTATTTGTATGAGTCTGTAAAAATTTATTCTTACCATCAGCCGTATCGACTATAAATGAGGTCGAGAAAATAGAGGTTAATGCAGCACCTTCACCATTTTGACCAGTTAAAGTCGAATCCTCATCATCATTAAAATTACTACCAGCTCGCAATTCAAAAATCATCTCCGGAATATATTGATCATGCTCCGGATGTTTAACTACGACAATACCGCCATTATCATAAACCGATATAGCTCCGGTTGTTTTATCAACATTAACTTTAATCGTATCTAAATGAGTCCCTGAATCAGTTTTTGAATAATCAACACTATTACTAATAATCTCATCGAATATTTTTAATAATGCTGGGCACCAAGTAAGTTCATCTGATATCATCTTATGTTTATCATCGGCTATAGTATAAGATACAGCCGTATGCGGATTGATACTACCAATATATCTACCCGGTCTTAATAAGACGTGAGATATCTCATCTAACTTTTTAAATTTTTGACTAATATGTGCTGTCATACGATATTTTTATAATTCCAAGTTATTTCATAATTAGTTGTATATATGATATAGCAATTTTGTAGTAAAAACAAGCATTAATTGTATTATGGTATTATTTTATAAAATTTCGGGAGAAAGCCAAGCATCAAGCCTATATATTATATTATAGTAATGGTCTGGTTTATTTTGGGTTAACCTATTGTTTTATATAAAATTCAATTTATTTTTAAGGATATTCCGATGTTGGTATAAATATTTAAATTTGTAGGGTGTAGGTCGGTATGAAACTTAATGAATTATTATTTGAAAACCCGCAATTGATTGACCCCATTGATTCGAAAAAATTTGTTAATGATCACGACCATAATCATAAATTATACGATACTTTGATTATGCAATCGCATCAATTAATTAAGCAGATCAATGATCATATTATATTAGTTCGAATCGATGCGAAACGAGGTAAAGATTTTAACTTCCAATATGTTGGATTAGATAATAAAAACGAACAAGTCTGTTTTTTATCTAGATGTGTGGTTAAAACCGATAAAATTTTAGGTAGATATGTTTTCCAAAATTTTTTATGGGTTAGCCCACAACATAAAAAAGAATTCCATGGTTGGCCTAGTAAATTAGTATTCGAGCAGTTATTACCTAAATACGGAACTATTACCACTGATGAATTTCATACACCGAAGGGTATGAATTATTGGGCGAAATTAGTTAAACAAACTCATACCGAACATGATGGTGCATTTTATGTTTATCATTTTAATAAAAAACAAGAACAAATTCATTTGGTAAAAACAGTTCATCATTTAATTGAATTACAAAAAGAACATAAGATTTGGGATCACGGTCCAAGCGGAGCTCATCAATTAGTAGTTATATCTACTAAAAAATTACATCAGAAAAAACACAGTGGTTAACACTAATTTATAAGCGAGATTTTAATATGTTATTAAGTGAAGTTGTAACTAAAATGAGTAAGATCGGCGAAACGCCTGAAGGTGATGGTGTTTATAAGCATGAACCGATTATGCATGATATGGAAGATAATGGTAAGTTTGTAGCTGGTAGTAATTCCGATTTATCAACTATGGGATGTGAAAAACTAGAAGTTAATTATACAAAAGAAGAACGCGATTTCTTTAAGAATTTAGAGGATAATTTAAGAAAGCAACGTCAATCATTAGAAGCTGATGGTAAATTCGACGAAGCTAAAAAAATTAATTATAAAATGAAATCACCGCAACAAATAATTAAAGTATTTCATGCTTATCAATTATTTAAAAATCCATTAACTAGAGAAGAAATGTTAAAAACTCACGGGTTTATGTCTGCAGTAAAAGAACGCGATCCGAGACATTTAATGGATAAGAAAGATATTCAATCTATCGTTGATCATAGCGTGACTAGATTAATTAATGCTATGAAAGAACCACCAGTTTTAAAAGGATTCGATAGAGCAGATTTTAGTAAGGCGTATACCGATTTTATCCAACCATTTATGGAAACGGGCAAACAAGCAGATAAAAAAAGAAATAATATCATTATTGTCCCATTATCATCTAGTTCTAAATTAGTTAGTTCGTTCGCCCATACGCTTAGTGAAAGGTTAGGTGGAGCTCAAATTGAATCAGGTGCATTATTAAAAAATTCATGGCCCCGATTATCCAAATGGACAACAACTATCAAACATGGGGATTTACTTAGATTACCATCTAATTTCCATATTAAAATGGTTGATGAGATGGATAATCATACTTATTCGCCAAATATTACTAAATTATTGCGTCAAATTAAAGATTTAATGAGAATTTTAGGTGATGCGGCGAGAAATGTTGCGGATGATGGTGAAGAAGTTGTTAATGCGGCGACACCAACCGATAAATTAAAAGAATTGTTAATCGCGTTGCGTCATGCAATAACTGATGAATATATTGATTTAAAAGATCAAATTAATGCGAAGTTAAATGAATTAGCGACTTATAATAGAACTCATAAGTTAGATAGCGATTTAGCTATTAAACAACATAGACATACACCACAATATACAAAGATTATTAAAGATATTGACGTTTTACGTAAAAAACGAGATTCACTACCTAAAGCGGATATTGCTATAACTAGACCATCAGGTAAAGAAACTATCCAATATCAAAAACAAGTTCATATCGTTAATATTCAAAGATTTGCTAAACATTATGATAGTTTACAACAAGCATATGAATATGCATTAATTAATTGGGAAGATGATCCGGATAATGCAGCTAAATTAAAAGCAGCTGAGGATTTAGAAGCTCAACTTAAATCATTATCGAATGAATATAATAAATCATTGGAAACATTATACGATGCGGTATTATCAAACCCATTTAAAATTCATAATGCGTATGCTAGATCTGGTGGGGATCGTGGTAAAGGATATTATAGATTTCAAATATTACATGAAGATTATGCAGATAAATTAAACGGAAAAAGTATTATATTAGTTGATGATAATGTTGATACTGGTAAATCTATTATTGATGCAGTTAAATCTATGGCAGCGGTTGGAGTTATACCAGAACGTATTATAGCAATGACGCCTCATAAATTTAATACTTCAGCTGAAAATACTAAGAAAACTGCGGCTTTACCTGCAGCTAGACGTGAAGAATTAGCTAATATACGTAGTCAATTAGCTTCTAATGCGAGACAGTATAAAAACGAGAAATTACAAGCGAAAAAAACAGCACCTGATTATAATGAAAAGAAAGAAACATTCGGTCAGCATGTGGCAAGAACTGGTAAATTACCAGGACATGGTCTGTATTAATAAAAAATAGTTGATTTTTAAGTTAAGAAGTGTTATACTTTAATACTTCTTAACTTTATTGTTTTATAAATTATGATACTTAACAATTATAAGTATTTTATAGCGCCGATCGAATCAATCGATTTAACATATCCCGAAGCTCTTATGTATTGCGCCTTTCTTAATATAGATGATTATTTTGATTGGTATATTCCGTCATTAAAAGAATGGCAGTTTATTTTACAAGAAAATAAAAATATATTATCGCAAGATAGTTCATATTGGTCCGGATCTAATGCAGTTAGTCAAAAACGAATTTGGACAATATCTGAAAATTCTAAAAATATTAAAGTTAGACATATATTAGATAAATGCAAAGTAAGAGCAATTCGGAAAGAATTATTATCTTGATTTTATTATACTAATATAGTATACTATATCTTTTAACGAGAATATATTATGGCAACTGAACGATTAGATATATTTGAAGTTCTTCGAAATATTAATAAAAAGAATTATAATTACGTCCAAGATTTGGAAGATGACCAGAGAAAACAATTTTCTCCGTTCGTCGTAAATCAATGGTTGTGTTGTTCAAATAGCCCATTACAAATAGTATTAATGGACAAGTTAGTAAATCGACGATTCTTTAAATTATCAAGACATCCAAATTTAATTTATAAATTATTCTGTATTACGGCAGTTGATAAAAATGCTAGATATAATTGGCTATTTAAAAAAGCCGAGAAAAGTGATGCGATAGATATTATTGCAAAATATCTAAATTGTTCTAGACGCGACGCTAGTAGATATAAAGATTCTTTTAGTCAGGATGATATAAAAGAAATGATTAAGATATTAGGATATCAACCATCTGAAATTAAGAAATTAAAGGTTTAAAAATGAAAACATATTTTAAAATATTAGGTATTACGTTATTATTTAGTTTGCAGTATATTTTTGTATTGCCGTATTATTTTTCATCTGATAATTGGTGGGAATTTTTATTAGGTTGGTTTATTTTATTAGTTATAGACCCAATTATTATTTGGAAATTAACGGAAAATTATCGGATTAAAAAGGAGGTTGAGTGATTTATGTCGTTAGTTTATTGATTGCATTGGGTATCGCCTCGTTTATTGTTGTAGTTATTGCGGTTAGTATATTAACTTGTTTTGCATTTATTATATTCATTTGCAAATTGTTTAATATGGTAATTGATTGGGATGAGTAGTTTTAATTAAAATTATATTGGAAAAATATTTTATGAAAAAGGTATTATTAGTATCGGCTATTTTATTAGTTTTAACTGGGTGTTCGAATGTTAATGTCGGGGAAGTCGGCATTAAAGTTCATTTATTGGGTGGTGATAAAGGTGTTGATTCGGAACAATTAGGACCCGGTAGATATTGGATTGGTGTGAATGAACAATTATATACTTTCCCAACCTTTATGCAGAATTATACCTGGACTAAATCTAGAAGTGAAGGACGAGATGAAGATGAATCAATTACATTTCAGACAAAAGAAGGTTTATCAGTAAATGCGGATATTGGTATTACTTATACCTTACAACCTGATAAAATTCCAGTTCTATTTCAAAAATATCGTAAAGGTATTGATGAAATTACGCATATCTACTTACGTAATTTAGTTCGTGATGCTATTAATACGGAATCATCAACTAAACCAATTGAATCAGTTTACGGCGAAGGTAAAGCAGAATTAATTAAAGCTGCCGAAGGTCGTGTTCGAGTTGAGATTGAACCCTACGGTATTCATTTAGATCATTTATCTTGGGTTGGTAATATTAGATTGCCAGAAACAGTTACTGATGCAATTGATGCGAAAATTTCAGCATCACAAATTGCAATAACAAGACAAAATGAAATCGAAACTGCTAAAGCCGAAGCTCAAAAAGCAATTGCCGTTGCAGAAGGCGAAGCTAATGCTAGATTATTAGTTGCTGAAGCTGAAGCAAAAGCTATTCGATTAAAAGGTGAAGCGGTTCGTAATAATCCAGGTGTTGCAGAATTAAATGCTATCGAAAAATGGAATGGTGTTTTGCCGGTAACTATGTTACCAAATTCAACTTTACCATTGATTGGCGTTAAGTAATATTAAATTAGTAGTACCAAAGTATTGATTTTTTGATACTTTGGTACTATAATATTATTTTTAGGGGGAATTATGACGTATTATGTTTTAGCTACAATTATTCATGGGTTTTTAACTATATCTGAACCGATGACTTTTAGTGAGTGTATGCATAAAAAAATGATTTTTTTAGATCAAGAACATTCATTACCGATAAGCGAACAAATGCATAGATCAGTGGAATGCCGTAAACTATGATGTTTTTACAATGTCGATTTTGTGGAAAAGGATTTAAACGCGAATCTGCTTTCGTTTCTCATTATTGCAATGAACGTAAGAAGCATGAAGATTTATCATCAATTAATGGACAAATTGCATTTTCATTATATGAAAAATGGGTTCATATAAGACATACACGAAAAGTTGATTTTGAAGATTTTAAAGCATCTAGATTTTTTAATGCGTTTATTAAATTTGCTAATTATTATAAAAAGATAAAAGGTTTATCTGATGTTGATGAATTTCTTAGAATAATGATTGGTAAAAATATACAACCAAGTAATTGGTTAAATGAAAAAGTTTTAAGTTTTTATTTAGATTTTATAGATCAAAATCCACCGTATAAAAAAATTCAAGTTACTTGTGATTATATTATTAAAATTTGTGACGGTTATGATTGCGAAACATCGGAATTTTTTGATCATTTAGAATTTCATGTTTTAATTGATTTTATTAAATTACATAAATTATCACCTTGGGTTTTATTAAATAGTAAAAAATTTATTAAATGGGTTCGTCATTTATCGGACGAAGAGCAAGATATTATCGATTTAATTATAGATAGTCCAACTTGGTTAAATACGTTTAATAAAGATGCAAAGAATTTAAAATTAGCGAGATTGTGTTGTGGGGAGTTAGGATTATGAGTTTAGATACCTCAATTATACCAAAAGGAATGTATTGTTATACATCATTAGGTGATTTTGTTGATGGGAAAATGCCGATTAAACTTTGCCCGTATTGGAGTAGAGATGAAACGAAATCTGAACAAGAAAGCGGGTATTGTGAGTTTTTAAAAAAAGGTGATTGGATGGAAAATGGAACTTGGTTATTATGGGATCAAGTTAAAGCATGCGATATAAACGCGGAGTGGGAAGATGAATTTGAAATATAGAAATTATGTTGCTCAGAATCCATTACTTAGAAAAAGTCATGTTCATACTGAGAAACAAGAAGATGTTAAACGATGGATTGATGATGAAATTCGAAAATGGGATTTTGATACGCCAGAAGGTCGATTGATGTATGTTCAATCGTTTAATAGAGATAATGGGGTTTAATTATGAAATTATATCATTTACTTATTATTTTAATAGGTAAATTATATACTTTTAATGGAGACTTACTTTGAAAATTGTTGTTTTAACTGGAGCTGGTATTAGTGCGGAATCTGGAATTTCTACATTTCGTGATTCGAATGGATTATGGGAAAATCATAATATTGAAGAAATCGCAACTCCTTGGGGTTGGGAAATGAATCCAGATTTAGTCTTAGAGTTTTATAATCAAAGACGAAGACAATTACATGAAGTAACTCCTAATTTAGCGCATTATGCATTAGCAGAATTAGAAAAACATCATGATGTCGTTGTTATAACTCAGAATGTTGATGATTTGCATGAACGTGCTGGTTCGACTAATATTATTCATTTGCACGGCGAATTATTAAAAGCTAGAGATGAAGTAACTGATGATGTTTATGATAATCCGGGTGATATTAATTTAGGTGATTTTAGTCCGAATGGTCATCAATTAAGACCCCATATCGTTTGGTTTTATGAGCCGGTTCCGTTATTAGATAAAGCAGTTGACGAAGTTCGTAATGCAGATCATTTAGTTGTTATTGGAACTAGTTTGGTTGTTTACCCGGCGGCGAGTCTTTTATTTTTTACACCTCCCGATTGTAAGATTACTATTATTGATAAATCAATACCTGAAACAGCAATTAAAGTTGATTCATTAGAAGGATCGGCTTGCGAAAAAGTACCTCAGTTTGTAAATAGTATTATCTAAATTTAAATCATAATACAACAAAAAGGCAAAGATTTTATTAATCTTTGCCTTTTTTCTTTTTTTTCTTCTTTTGTTTTTTATCTATCTGCTGATAAGCTTGTAATTTTTGAGCTAATTCAGCTATCGTCGTCTGCATACAATTAATCGTTTTATTACATCTACTAAGCTCTAATTCATGTTGGGCAATTAACGTCTGCTTCTCGAAATCATCCTCTAATTTAGTGTTATCCATAGCTTCTTATCCAAATCCATTACTTTGATAAAAATTTAGGTTTAGATCGGTTTAATTAGTAAAAAACCATATGATTTCCCCCATTTAATACAAATATTTATTTTCCATTAGTATAAATATTTAAATTACAATTTTTAAAGACATATTTGTAAACAATTGAAAATTCCTGCATCAGGTTATAGCTCATAAATAAACCAAATATGGCAACATCTAAATTATATTCCCGGGAGATTTTTTATATGAATGAAATTCTTAAAAAATTACTTGCAGAATCAGGTATCCTGACAGATGAAAGTAAACAAGAATTAGAAGAAGCATTTTCTGCTTCATTAACTGCTGCGGTCGACGCTGCAGTAGCAGAAGCTAAAGCTGAAACTATTGCTCAAACAAAAATCGAATTGCATGAACAATATACAACTCAACGTGAGATGTTAATTGAAGCAATTGATAGTAAAGTTAATGATTTCTTATTGGCGGAAATGAAAGTGTTGCGCAATGACATTAAAGCATTTCGCGATCTAGAAGCAGAAAAAATTGTTGAAATTGCTAAAGAAAAGAAAGCATTAGGCAAACAATTGAAAGAAGAAATGGTTCAGTTAGTAAAACAGCTTGACATTTTCTTAGAAACTCGTTTACATGAAGAATTTAAATCATTAAAAGCTGATATTCATGAAGCGAAAAAATTAGACTTCGGTCGTAAAGTATTTGAAGCTTTTGCTCACGAATACAATAAACATTATGTTAATCCAAGCGAAACTGAAGCTCAATTAGTTGAAGCTAAAACAAAATTGGATAAATTGTTTAAAAATTATAAAAACGTTAAGAAAGAAAAAGAAGAATTGTATCGTAAAGTTAAATTAGAATCAGTTCTTGCTCCTCTTTCTGGCTATCAAAAAGATTTGATGGAATCTATTCTTTCTAGTGTAGCCACTGATAAATTAGAAGAAGCATATAAATTATATGTTAAAAAAGTAATTAAAGAATCCATTGATCAATCGACTGGGTCAAAATCGGCTCAACTTGACGAATCAGCTGCTCCAGTAGATGTAACAACTACTGAAACTATTATTATTGATGGTGATACGCAAGGCCAAGAACAACCTGCTGCAACTACTGTTGTAAGCGAAGCCGTCGATATTAAAGCACAAATTCTTAGATTAGCCGGACTCGGTTGATTTTAGTACGATTCAATAAATATATTTAATTTTTTAAAGAAACTAGGAGTATTTACACAATGATTACAGAATTAAACGAAAACTGGGGTGATCTTAAAAGCAAATTGCTTGAAGGTTTACCAGAAAACAAACGCAAAATGGTTGCACCTTTATTAGAAAACCAAAAACAAATGCTGACGGAAACAGCTGCTGATGGTTCTACAAGTGCTTCTGCAATTGCAGGCTTACGTAAAATTATGATTCCAATGATTCGCCGGGTTATTCCTAATGCGATTGCAACTGAGTTAGTTGGTGTTCAACCAATGACCGGTCCAGTTGGATTAGTTTATTCTATGCGTTTAAAATATCAAGATTCAATTGCGGCACCTAGTGCATTTAGTGATATCGATGGTGGTATTGGTGCAATTGATACAGCAACTGACTCAGAAGCGTTCGGTAACGTTAATTTGATCCGTCGTTTTTATTCTGGTCAAATTGGCGGTGCTCAAACTGCTGGTACTGGTGGTTTTGGTGGTGGTACTTTCTCAAGCGCTACTGCACCATCTGGTACAGGTTGGGGTTCAGCTTTAGATGCAACTGCCGGTGCTACTATCACTGGTTTAGGCGCAACTGGTCCGTTATACGGCGGTGGTGGTACTTACTTAGAAGGTTCAGGTGGTCGTCGTTTTGGTATGGAAATCGTATCACAAGCGGTTGAAGCTAACTCACGTAAATTACAAGCTAGCTGGACTGTTGAAGCAATGCAAGATTTGTCTTCGCAACACGGTTTAGATATCGAAAACGAAATGACACAAGCTATGTCAGCTGAAATCGTTCAAGAGATTGATAATGAAATCATCACTGACTTATTGTCATTAGCTGGTACTATTTCAACATTTGATGGTTCAGTTCCTGCAGCAGCTGGTTACTACAAACCAACATTCGTCGGTGATCGTTTAGCTAACTTAGGCGTTCAAATCAACTATGTAGCGAATGAGATTGGTCGTAGAACACGTCGTAATTCAGCAAACTGGATCGTTGTTTCTCCAATGATCGTTTCTGTATTGCAAACAGCTTCTAAATCAGTTTTTGCACCTGCAGTTGAAGGTTCATTCCAAGGTCCAAACAATACAAAATTGGTTGGTACTTTAAATGGTCAAATCAAAGTTTACAGCTACTTGTGGAACAACGTTCGTTCAACTGATGCATTAGCATCTGGTTTATATTCACAAGGTACAGGCGATGATGCTATCTTAGTTGGTTATAAAGGTGGTAATGGCGAAACTGATACAGGTTATTTCTACTGTCCATATATTCCATTGATGTCTTCTGGTATCATTATGAATCCATCAACAACTCAACCAATGATTTCATTGATGACACGTTATGGTAAAGCATCATTTACTGATCGTCGTAGTTCATTAGCTAACAGCTCTGACTACTATGGTAAATTGACTGTTACTAACTTAAGCTTACAATAAAATCTAATTTTATAAATTAGCTTAATCAAAACCCGCTTGATGAAAATCAAGCGGGTTTTTTATTGCCTAATTAGTTGGTTAATTTATAACGGGTAATAAATATAACTTATATTAAGTAATAATGGATAATAACACTCATATGATTATCGATAAATTAAATACATTAATGGGTACTAGTACATCCCATATAATTCAAAATACTACTAATGCTTTATATGCCACCGCAACGTTTACTGATGGGTTAATTTTACTAACCGATAATCCATATAAGTTATATAAAAAAACTGGCGGAACTAAAACTGCAGTAGCTGAACCAACTAATACTGACGTAGTTAATGCAACCGTTAATATGATGCAGCCTGATGGTTATATAGGCGTAACTATCGATGATATAATAGATCCTACGTGGCCACCGAAAATCCCAAATAGTAGAACGTATGTTTGTAATTCATTTACAACATTATTTGGATTAACTGGTATTAAAAAAGGTGAAATTGCCATAATCGGTGATTATACGTATTTGTTAATAACGTTTAATTATCGAAATACTGCAGATTGGATCCAATTAAAATCCAGAATAACTGATTTTACTTTAATTTCAGGATTCACTAAAGATAATGTTGGTTTGCCAAACGCAGATAATACTTCAGATTTGAATAAACCTATTAGCACGGCGACCCAAACGGCTTTAGGGTTAAAAGCAGATCAAACAGCAATGGCGACTGCTTTAGGATTAAAATCAGATAAATCAACAACATATACAAAAACCGAAGTCGATTCATTATTGGCAGCAAAACAAACACAAATAACGGCATTGCAAACAGCGGTAGCTGCATTGCAATAATAAAATTTTAGCAATTAATACTCGTTTGGGTATTTAACATACAAGGATATAATTAATATGTTAGTAGATGGGTTTAAATTCATTGATGGTTCCACTTCGGTTAATTTTGTATTACCGGTAATGTCTAAACTCGACCGTTTAGCTATGACCTCGTTAGATATGGGTGAAATTGTTTACCAATATGATGGTGATGCTACTGCTGAAAGTGGGTTATACTTATGGTCTACCACTGCAGGTTGGGAACGATTTGGTTCAGGAACTTTAGATATATCTAAAATGCAAACCGGTAGATTGCTACCTAGCTTTAATTCACCAATTTCTGGTGATATGGAATCTTCGGTAGATGGAACTAATTTAAAATTAGAGTTAAAATCGCATACTATCCCAGATGGTGATTTACAAGCGGATGGCTTAGCTGAATATAATTTCGTTAAAGTAAATACTAAAGGTTTAGTTGTTAGTGGTGCAAAATATACGGATATTAGACGAACTGGTATTACGAATGTTTACACTGCAGATGAAATTAATACTAAACTTGCCGGTTACTTATCAACAAGCCAAAAAAATGTTGATGGTGGTTATGTAGCTTGCGTTAATGGTAAAATTGATCCAACCATGTTACCAGTTTATTCATCTGGTGGTGATATTATTTCAGTCGGTGGAACTTTACGATTAATTTCTAGAGGTATTGATGCATCTAAAAAATACGATCGTGTTATTTTAAATGATGCTGGGGTCGTAGTTAGCGCAGAACAATATCACTCTATTTCTGAAGTTGCACCAGATGCAGTTACTGCGGCTGAGTTTAATGTTTTATCTAATAGTGCAATTAAAACGACACAAAAAAATCAACCAAATGGTTACGTTTCATTAGAGCCAAATGGTAAAATTAATGCATCATTTTTACCGAGTATTACGACTAATAATATTCAAGTTATTGCATTAGACGCGGATCTTATTAATGTAGTAAGTCAGGTTGGTGATGTTGTTCTTACTTTAGATCAACGTAAAACTTATATTAGACGACATGTTTCATCTCCAGTTGCGATAGGTGATTGGGTTGAATTATTGCAACCGGTTAGCCAAGTTAGCTCAATTAATAATAAAGCCGGAACTATATCGCGTTTAGATTATGATGATATCAATAATTTAGCAGAATCAGCTCGAGTTGATACAACAAATGCTAGTTTAATTTCTAAAGGAACGTTATCTGTTGGTAGATTACCTCTATTTTGGGGTGATGTTGAATCAGTCGCCGGTAGTAATGAATTGACATTAAAACAAAAAAGTTTACTTCCAGGCTGGTATAATTCAGTTCATGTCGATAATAAAGGTTTAGTTTATGAAGGTGAACTTAAATCAACTATCGCCGATCTTGGTATTAAAGACGTTTATAATAAAACCGAAATTGACTCACAATCATTAGCATTCGAACGTTTATATAATAAAAATAGAGCAAATGGTTATGCTGGGTTAAATGCAGACGGCTTAATTAATACAAATCAATTACCACCTTTATCAATTACTAATGTTCATTTAATTGATGTTAAATTAGATGCAGTTAATTTAACTAATGCTAAAAAAGGTGATGTTGCTATTGCAAATACTGATAAAAAATCATATATTTTGATTGATAGTGATTATGCAAATCAATATAATTGGCAACCATTATTAACCCCAGAAACTGGAGTTATTTCAATTAATGGTAAAAAAGGTAGTTTGCGCTATTTGGAAGCTGCTGATATTAATGGTTTATCTCGATCAGCAATAGTTGATACGACAAATGCATCTAATATTACATCTGGAAAATTAATTCCTGCAGTGTTACCTGATTTTACTGGCGATGTTATTTCATCTAACGGTACCGTTTTAAAATTAACTGATAAATTTTTAGTTGATCCAGCTGTTAAATTTAATTGGGTTCGAGTCGGTAAAGATGGTCGTGTTTATGACGGCGGTGCGTACAATACTATTAGTGAAGCTTGTGCTGATGCCGTATCAACAACCGAATTATCAAATCAATTGCAAAATTATGTTTTAGCAAAAGATTATAATTTACCAGGAACTTACGCTCGATTAGGCAATGACGGTAAAATTGATATTCATTTATTACCTGATTTAGCATTAACTGATACTTTTGTTATTAGTGATGATATTTCAACTTATGATGGATATGTCGTCGGTAATACAGCAAGCGATCTTAGTTTACAATCAGTTCTAAAAAAATTAAATGGCTTTTCACCATCTAATTTAACTGGTCATAATTACGGAACTACCATTCCAAATAAAGGTGACGTTGTTATTGCTCAAGCCGCATCAAGAACTTTCATCTTAGCTGATAATTCATTATATGACGGCGCTTGGAAAGAAATGTTATCTCCTATGGATGGGGTATTTACTATTGGGGCTGGGGCTGATTTACAAAAAGGTTATATTAATAAAATTAAAGTTGCTAATATTGATGGTTTAGCTCCATCTGCTACTATTAATACAACAAACGCTACTAATATCACAACTGGAACTTTAGCATTTGAAAGATTACCAGTTTTTGATAGCGAAACTGTCGCATTTAATAGAAATAATGTAGCAATGTCGCCTGATTTCGTTCATAGCGATGTTTCATCTTATTCTAGTAAATATCCAAATTTATTAATATTAAATGATGTTTCTTCATTGAATAATATAGACGCATCAAAAACGTATACTAAAGTTAAATTTAATAAAAAAGGTTTAATCGTCGATGCATCAAACCCAACAACATTAAATGGTTATGATATTACCGATGCTATTTGGCAATCACAAATTCATAATACAACCATTAAACGTAATATTGCTGGTAATCCATTAGATGTGAATAATGTTATTATTCCAACTGATGCAAATGGTAAAATAGCAACTGGTGATTTGCATAAAGCGGTTATATTAACTAATGGATCAACTCCATTAAAAGGTATTGCGGAATTAGATGCAAATAACTACATTATGTTAGATCAAATTCCATTCTCAGTTGGTGCTCATGTTGTTTGGAGTGATATTCCAGATCGCCCTCGCGGAACTTCGGTTGATTATAATGTCGGTTCACAATCATCATCTAAAGGCGTATTTGCATTAGACGGAACTACCATCGATCCAGTTACTAATTTAGCTATTAAACCAGAAGTTGTTTTAGGTAATGATTATCGTTTAACTGACGATCGTTATCCAACCGCACATAAACATGCATGGGATGATATTAATAATGGTATAGTAAATACTGATGCTGCATATAGAACTTTACCTGAATTAATGGATGGTAAATTAATTAATGGTGTTTTAACTGGCGGTAAAGCAGATAAGTCAGAATTGCGAGATGCTATTGAAAATATTACTGGTGTCTATACCTATATAGATGAAAATGCAGCAGACGGTTCAACTTCAACAGTTCCAGCTTTGGGTAATTATGATACTTTAGCTAGATTGTACGGTTGGATTATGGGTAAAGTAAAAGAAGTTGTTATTGATAATAATAGCGATATTTTAACTACTCAACTTGATTTATCAGTAAAAGCACCATTTACATTATTCGTCAAACATGATGATAATGATCCAGATCAAAACAATTGGGCGTTATATAGAGTTTTTAAAATTAAAACCGTCGGCTCTATTAGTACTATCGAAAGTTTAAATGATATAACTAAAGTAACTGATAATAGTTTATATACCGCATTATCAGATCAAACATTTAAAGAAAAATATAATACTTTAACAGGTTGGAATACTGATAGTAATCATAAACGTATCGAAGTAACTGCAATGGCCGGTGATGCGAATATTGCGATTACAGATGGTGAATATTATAAATGGTATATTAGTACATTATCAGCCAAAAAACGTCCAGTATTTGAAGATTGGGCTAAAGCACCTTATTTTGAATCAACTACAACCGTTGCTGGTGAAGCACCACTTAAAGTTGCATCTAAAGTAAAAGTCGATAATTTTAATACTGATTTAATTAACGGTGTTCAAGTCGGACCAACCCCAACTGCTGAAAATTTAGTGTTAGTAACTAAAGCTCCAGTTGCTGGTCAAACTATTACTTCAGAATGGAAAGCTCATATTAATGGCGGTGAGAATTTTACATCAGGAACAGTAAATCATGTTCCTTATGTTAGTGCTGCATATACTATGAATTCTATGACTGGCGTTACATATAATTCAACTGATGATGTATTAACTATCGCAAAATCAGAATTGACTTATACTAAGTTTAAAGGTTATAGTGAAACTGTTATTAAAACCGCGGCTAATACTTTAACAATTGATTTAACTGCAGCTACGGTATTTAAATTAAATGCGAATTCCGATAATATTACTATCGCATTCCATTCTAATTTTACAATGACAATGGCGGCCGGTAGATCATTTACTATTATTCTTAAATATGGTAACTATCCAAACGGTAATACAATAACTTGGCCATCTCAAGTTATTTGGACTGAAAATAATACCAGACCAACACCGTCTGGCGCTAACGCAACTGATATTTTTAATTTTATTTGTGATGGTGATTATGTTTACGGTAGTATTTCAGGTCAGTTGTATAATGCAAACTAATTAATAGTTTCGTATTCTATTAAATGGGGTTAATTATATTAACCCCATTTTTTATGCCCTCGATAAATCAATTTTACCCATAAATAACATATTATGACTAATTAGTACTTACCTTAAGTCCCATTCATTATGAGTAATTATGTTTATATCTAAACCCCTATTAAATACTAGATTATTTACTGCCGCCACTATATTATTACCATCAGATCCGTTACCGGCGGTTGTAGCTTCTGTTTTTTCGTATTCGCCTATAGATACATTAACGGTTAGAGGCGGAACTAAATATCGGGCAGATAATGGAATACATCCATATCGATATAAATTAGTTGGATCTAATGATGTTGGTATTACTATCGATGAGTTTACTGGTGCAATAACAGGAACTATATCTCGAATTAATGCTAAATTTTTAAATATAACATTAAGATTAGAAGTCGCGGATTTCCATAATATTCGAGCTAATTTTAATGATCCTATTGTTAATTTAGGAACAAAAAAATATTGCACTATCGATATTAAAGTTTCATGGCCTGCCATAGTCGTTACTACACCAGCAAATAAAGCAACATTAAATAAAAATATGGATGATACTGTTAGTTTCAATCCATTTACTTATGCTGACGGTCATTATGATATAGTCGGTGGTGCAAGTGCGGGTGGGACTTTTGCTGATGCCGATTTTAAATATTATTTCGACTCGGAAAGTTTACAATTAGCGTTTCCCGAAGCAGTCCACGGTTCAGCTTTTTTTAATACTATAACCGAAACTTCGTTCGGTGATTTAATTTTAAATCCAGATACTGGTGAAATTACTGGGCGATTAAATCATTATTTTAATCCTATGTTTAATCATACAGCCGGAACGAAGAATATGACGTTACCGGTATTCGTTCGAGATAAATTTAGAAATAGCAGTAATGTTATTAACGTTCAATTTAATTTAACTTTAGAGCCGATTGCGATTATACCTGCACCACCTATTGATATTCATGTTACGGATGGTAACCCAACTGATATATCTATACCGATAACTAATGGTAACGGTAATGGTGGTGTTGGGCCTTTTGATTATACATTTAATGATAATAGATTAACTGATGAAGGTTTTAGAATTGTAACCGGAGATGATGGTGTTACTCGATTAGTAAGAGATGATGCTAGTTCTGGAGGTACTGGCGGATCAGGAGGTACTGGTGGATCAGGAGGTACTGGTGGATCGGGAGGTACTGGTGGATCAGGAGGTACTGGTGGATCAGGAGGTACTGGTGGATCAGGTGGATCAGGTGGTACTGGAGGAACTGGTGGATCAGGTGGATCAGGTGGTACTGGAGGAACTGGTGGATCTGGAGGAACTGGTGGATCAGGAGGTACTGGCGGAACTGGTGGAACTGGCGGAACTAGTTCGACTATAACTGTTACCGACGGAGCTGGTCAAACCACAACTATAACGATTTGGGTTGAAGTCGTACCTGATATCGTATTAACAGCAACTAATCAAACTATTATATTAGTAGTAAATGATCCATTAAGTTATTATGATGATAATTCTAAATCATATTATAACAAATATGTTTTAGATCCGTTTAATGGCACGACGGGTGGGTATCCAGTAAGTACCGCCGGCGGAGTTAGTGTTTATAAATCATATACTAGTTCGAATGTTTCTGTCCCGATCGGTTTAACCACTGGTATAGTAACTAGAACATCATCGTTTGCAAATCCTAGCACCGATGGTTCGACTAAAAGTATTTTTACATTAACTGATAATTATGGGTTTACTAAAACTATCACCCATACATATTTAATTTATCCAGCATTAGCCGCTTCGGTCGTTACTAGTTTACCATTAAAGGGTAATAATACGCAGTATAGAACTAAATCATTTTATAATGAATCATCATTAGCTATATTCGAACCAATTACAGTAACAGCCGGTTCTGGTTCATATGTTTATCATATAAAAAGTACGACTGACGGTGCTATTATAAACGGAACTACAACCGATACAACCGACAAATATCAATTAGATATTAGAACTGGCGAATTATCATCAATTACGCAAGTTACTGGCGTCGGTCAAAAATTAATTGAAATTGAAGTTACCGATACTATCACTAAACGGGTAGTTAATGGATTATTTGTTCAACTATCCGTCGATTATAAACCATTTATTGTTGTTGATAACCCGGTCACGATACCGGCGACCGAAACTATTCGAGGAAGTGCGTCTACTTATACTCCGAATACTATAACTAGTGGTAATGGTTCTTATACTTGGACCGTATCGGTCGAATCAACGAATTCTCATAATACGACAGATTATGGTAATGTTTCTATCGATGCTAGTGGTATTGTTACTTATACTCCACCAATAACGTTACCGTCGGATATAAGAACTAATCCATCGGTTAATATAACAGTTACAGTTACTGATGTCGCATTAAGTGATTTACCGTCCGGAACACATACATATACATTTACCAGACCATTAGCATTACCGGCAAATACTCCAGGAACTATTATATTAACTGGAGCTATTTCGGGTGCATATTATTCAGATACTGCAATTACTGCATCACTATCTGATTTCGATGATGTTGTTGGTAATGTTATTTGGTCTTTAATTCCATCTAATAATGCGGCACCGACTATAAATCAAACATTAGATAATGCATCAAGCGTTACTTACAATTCTAGTGTCGGGACTGACGTTACAGTAACCGCGACATATACCGATACCTTAGCTTCTAATCAAAGAGCTCAAACAACATTTAATATAAGACAAAGTTCAACCAAAATAACAGATTTACCGACTGACGGTCCGTTCATAGATTATCCAGTTCCGCCGGGTATTATATCGATTGATGTCATCGTAAATGGTGGCGGTGGTGGTGGCGGTGGCTGGGATTTATTAACCGGAGGTGATGGTTGCGATGGTGATTCTATCACTGCCACTTTCGATGTTAATGTCGGTGAAAATCTACAAATTTATATTGGTGCTGGTGGTGCTGGCGGTACAGTTGTATACGACCAATTCCATTGGGATCAAATCAATAGAATACCGAATGATAAATTACCAAATATTATAAATCCAGCTAAATTAGTTGCATTATCAACTCCAACCCAACCGCTAGTAAATGTATCATCATTTGTAAATGGTGGTTGTAAATGGTATAATGATAATGCAATATGGGATAGCACTACTGATTGGGGTAGTACTCCGCGAGTTTGGACTAGAACTATTAATTTCCCACGCGATTCAAATTACGTATTTACGTTCTGCGCAGATAATATCGGAACTGTATCAGTCGATTCAAATATTGTCGTTGATATATCAATTATGACTTCGACTAATCCTAATTTTACTAATACCAATTGGGGCCATCAATATTTAACGAAAGGTGATCATGTTATAACTATTGAAGCTAAAAACGCCGGCGGTGATGCTATTTCCGGCCACGCTGGATTTGCTTTAGATATAGTCGATTCTGGTTCTGGTTATACAGCTGGTGGTGTTGGTGGTAGAGCTGGGAAAGCTGGTGATTCTGGTTCTGGTGGTTGGGGTGGCGGTTCTTCAGCTATTTTACGAGCGGATGGAACAGTTATGGTTGTTGCGGCTGGTGGAGCCGGTGGTGGTGGTGGTGGTAATCAAGCCAAAGGTAAATCAGCAGATTGGAATGTGATTAATATCGGTGGGGCAATAGATGGCGGTAATAAAGGAACTGGTGATGGTGGCGGTGGCGGTGCTGGGGGTGGTGGAGCGCCAGCCGGGTACGGTAGTATTTTAATTGGTCATGGTACTGGTGGTTTAGTTAATACTGGCGATAAAGGTGGTGAGGCAGGTAGTAAAGGTAGATCTTATATTAACCCAATAATTGAAGATTGGGCTATAAACCCAGCTGGCAATAAAGGTTTACTTAGTACCAAAACTATTACCGGTGATGCCGGAAATGGGGGCGTATGGATTACTGCAATACCAAAACCACCAATGACAAAAATGCTTCCTGATGATGTTGCTAATCAAGCCGGAGCTAACTTCGGAACGGTTATTGCTTATAGTGGAGATGGTACCAGAGTTGTTATTGGATCACCATTAGCGGGACCGACGGATACTGGGGCTGTGTATATATTTGTGGGTAATGGTAATACATGGACTCAAGAAGCTAAATTAGTTTCGTCTAATATAGTAGATGGTGATCATTTTGGTTCTGCTGTCGATATAACTTATAATGGCGATCGCATTATAGTCGGAGCCCCTAATGCTAATGCATTGCCTTATAATCAAAATGATTCCGGTGGTGCTTATATATTCAAACGTAATGGAACCTCATGGACCGAAGAGTTTTATATTACTGGTGGTAATGGCGGAGCCAACGATTATTTTGGTAGTGCAGTTTCTATTAATAGTGATGGGTCTATTGTAATTATTGGTGCCAGTGGTGATGATACTGGGGAATTAGCGCAAGTCGGTTATGTTTATGCGTATTATCGAGCCGGTAGTGTTTGGGCTAATTTAGATTGGAAAACTGATGCAGAAATAATACCAGCCCATGGTTCTGAAGCTGGAGCGATGCATGGTTCTGCAACGGCATGTAATTTAGCTGGCGATCGGGCTATTGAAGGTTCACCAACTGATAATAATAACGTAAAAAATGTAACTAATTGCGGAACCGTAACTATTCATCATAAAAATAAAGGCATTCCTGGCTGGAAACATGTTAGTTATGGTAGTTGGGGTTCATTTATGAATAAGTATGCGATCTGGTCCGGTCCATTTACTGCAAATAGAACGGTTACTATAACCACACCCATAACTTTTCCAGCTTTCGGCTTGTATTGGGTACAAATGGCTGCGGATAATAATGTAGAGTATTATATGCTCGATATGGGGTCAAATAATTATTCGGGATTTACGGGCTCGCAAACTTGGTTTATTAACATTCATAATCAACTTACTCAAGATTTAACATTAACTATTCGTAATGGTAGTGGATCAGGTGGTAATCCGGCAGGTGTTGCAGTTAGAATTACGACATACGAAGATAATAGTGAAGTATGGACTACCTTAAATTTAGTTGATTCTGAATGGACTAGAGAATTATGGATCGATGCCCCGTTCCCAATAAAAGATGGTCATTTTGGTGCTAGTGTCGATATGGATGGTAA